GGCGGCGGCAACTCGCTGTCCGACCTCTTCGGCTTCACGAACAGCAGCGCTGACGACGCCATCCGCAGCGGCACGCTGGATGCTCATGGCACTGCTGGGCCTGGCGGCGCCAGCACGATGTATGACCCGTCCACCGGTGTCACCACAGCCAGCGGCGGCAACCTAGACCCCTTCCAGGGGCAGCTCGCGCAGTATGCGCAGAGCCAGCTCGGCCAAGCCGACAGCGGCATGCAGCAGCAGAAGTATCTCGACTTGCTCCGCGCGCAAGCGCAGCCATACGAGCAGCAAGTCACCAACAGCGTGAACAACAACCTGTTCAGCCGGGGCCGCTTGGGCGCCGAAGACAGCACGACGGGCTTGGCCTACCGGGAGCTGGCGAAGGGGCTGAGCCTGGCCGACTTGGGCCGGCAAGAGACGGCGCTGAACTTCGGCGAGCAGCAGACGCAGAACATCTTCGATCGAGCACGCGTGTCCGGCGACCTGGCGTCGCAGTTGCAGAACCGCTCCTACCTGCCGGGCCAGCTTGCGCTGAGCACCGCAGGCGCGGCTGGCGACTTGCAGCTTGGCGTCGGCACGGGCCTTGGCAGGCTGGGCGAGACGTTGAACAACCCGCTCGACGCGCTCATGCAGTACCTGTCTTCACGGCAGCCGTAAGGGAGCAGCAGTGGCAGATCCGACTCAGAATCCGTTCCAAGTCCAGACAGGCCGCGGCAGCTGGGCTGTCAACGCCGGGCAGATGGTTGCCCGCAAGCGGCAGCGCGAGGAGCAACAGCTCGTCTCCGGCATAGCCAACGAGGAACTCGAAGCGCTGCTCGGAGAAGCCGGCGACAGCGTCGACATCAACCGCACGATGGGCCAGGCACAGCTCAACGCTGCCAAGCGGCTGAGCGCTTTAGGGAAGCACCAGCAGGCTCAGCAGCTCTACAGCAGCGGCGCAGCCATGCTGAATGCGGGGACGCGGCAGAATGCCGACATCGACAAGCTCTACTCCGAGGTCGACGAGAACCTGGCCTCCGCTGAGTCCAGCCGCGCCCCGAAGGATGAGTTCGTGCGTCTGCAGAACGAGCGCGAGGCGCTCCTCGAGCACTACCGCACGGTAGACGGCACGACCGAGGCTGGCAAGTCCGTGCAGCGGCGCATTGACGAGCTGTCGCAGCGGCTGCAGTACATGAGCACGCACCACACGCAGTACGCTCCTCCAGACGCAACCAAGCCGACGACTCCTGTGCAGACCGACTTGCAGCGCGCCTGGCTCAATGCGGACGCGCGGCTCATTCGCCTGCGCGAGATGCAAGCAAACTTCAAGCCCGAGACGATGGGCGCACTCAGCAAGGCCAAGGTCGGAGCTACCTGGGTAGCCGACAAGCTGAACCTTGCCGATCCGAACGACAAGGCTGCGCTCGCTGACTGGGTCAACTTCAGCCAGTCCGCTGCCAACGACATGAACGCCGTCATCCGCGAGCTCGCAGGCGCGGCCGTCACCACAGGCGAGGCCGAGCGGCAGTTGCGAGTGCTGGTCAATCCCGGCAGCTTGGGCAATCCGTTCAGCGGCGACTCCCCGGAGGAAGCTCGAGTCAAGCTCGACAACAACCTCCGCTGGGTAGATGCTGCGCAGAAGCGTTACGCCGACCTGCTACAGCGCGGGCTCTTGGAAGCGAACAAGCCGCTCGACGCGGAAGCCGAAGCTCTGCTCGCCCGCTTCCCGATCGAGAACTACATGCCGCCGGCGGTTGGTCCGGCCGCCTCGGCGCCTCGCCGCGTGCGCGTCGACCTCTACGGCAACGAGGTGCAATAAGTGCCGGGCATAGAGATCGAGCTCCCGGACGGCACGATTCTGGAAGCGCCGGAAGGTGCTGACCCGTCCACTGTCGCGAAGGCCTATCTGGCTCGGCAGCGAGGAGAGGCTCCGCCTGCGCCGGCGCCTACCGGCCAGGCTGCTCCAGGCTTCGTAGGCCCGCCAGCCTCCCCTGCCGACAGAGCCTTTGCCGAAGCGCGAGCGCAAGCCCGCGGCGAAGCGGGCGCTGCGCGCGGCGTGGTGCAAGGCGTCAGGCAGCTCGGCCAGAGCCTCGGCCAGACGGCTATGGAAGGGCTCGAGTGGGTCGGAGCTCTGCCGGAGGGTAAGACGCAGGGCTACACCGATCGGGTGCTGGCGCAGCGCAGACAGGCTGTCGAGGCGCTGAAGGGCGAGGGACTGTCCGAAGCCGACATCGGCAACGTCACGATGGTGGGCGAGAATCTGCCGCTCCTGGCTACGCCGGGGCTGCGCGGCGCTACGTTCACGGGCACCGTGATCAAGAACGCGCTACTGGGCGGCGCGGTGGCCGGCAGCACGAAGCTCGAGTCCGACGTTGAGAATGAATCTCGTCTCGGCACGATGACCAAGGGTGCGGCCGCAGGCGCGCTCATAGGCGCGGTGCCTGGAGCCGTTGTCGGCTCTTGGAACTACGTCACACGCAGCGCTCGGGAGCTGCTGAACAGCCCGCGCGCGGTAGCCAACGCTAAGGCGCTGGACGACATCGGGCAGCGAGCCTACAGTATCGGGCAGCAGACCGGAGATGAGGCCATGATGGGCCTGGAAGCCTCCGTCACCGGCCCGAATAAGCAGGGCATGCTGTTCCAGCAAGCCGAGAACGTAAAGAACCGCTTCAAGACCTGGCTGGACCGTATAGCCCCGCCAGCCGCTCCCAGAGGCCCGCTGGAGAGCGCAGGCCCGAACGTCACCTCCACTGCGCCTCCGACCGCTGCGCGGCGCTCGCGGGCTTGGCAGGGCAATGCCATACGCGATAGGCTGGCAGCCGAGGACAAGGCGGCCAGCGACCATCTCGACTCGCTGTGGCATACCGGCACGCGCAGGGTGCAGGACATTGCCGGGGATACCCCCATACTCCGCCCGACGGCGCTGGGCCGCAAGGTCGACGAGCTCGTCGCCGACCAGCACAACGTGCTGCGCAACCCAACCAGCAGCGAAGTCAGCAAGCAGTTCGAGGCGTATCGAGCGCAGGTGCAGCGCATGGCGGCCAACGGCGCCACCGCCAAAGAGCTGAACGATCTGATGATCGGCATCAACAACATCGCCTCCGGCCGATCGAAGATATTCGCCGAGGGCACGGAAGCTGCGAATCAGCAGATGGCAGCTTCGCTGCGAGCCGCTCTGTTCGAGGACGTAGGCGCAATGGCTGCGCCCGGCCCGGCAGCCCAGCAGGCCGCTCAGGCCGCTGCCGGGGCTCGCACGACACTGCAGCGCACGATCGAAGCGCGGCGCATGCTGCGCGCGGAGCGCGACTCCCGGCTTCAGGACCTGCGCAGCTCGTTTCAGCGCGGCACTCGCGCTGAAGTACTGCCGCACAGCCTTGGCAGCAAGCGAGTTGCCGCAGAGTCAGCGGACGCGCTCGCTTCCACCAGGCTAGACGAAGAGGCCGTCAAAAAGCAGTACGCGCCGCAGGAAGAAGCTCTCGTGGCCGCGGAGGCTAACGCCCGCAGGGCTATTGCTGCCGACGAATTCTACCGCACCGGCGGGCACAAACGCGCCGCTGACACACTGCTCGCCACGCGCTCCGCGTACCGGGCCGGCGCGCGCGCCCGAGACGACATGGCCGACTCTGCGCTTGCGCGCTTTTTCGGCGGCAAGACAACCCCGCAGCCGCGGCAGATGCTCGAGTTCATACGCAGCGCTGACCCGGAAGACAGGGCGGCTGCCGTAGCGCTGCTGCAGAAGGCTGACCCGACGGCGCTGCGCGCCGTGCGCGCCGAGGCTGCTCAGGCGGCCTGGAAGGCCGCGTTCAATCCGGCCGCTCCCGAAGCACGCAACAGCTTCGACATCCAAAGGTTCGCCACGGAGATCAACAAGCTGGCAGAAGGCGGGCTGATGAATGCCGCGCAGCGAAATGAGATGATGCGTACTGTGGACGGCATCCGAGTGCTGCTGAACCGCGTTGACGGCCCGCTGGGCAAGGCTCCGGCCGTGCAGGCGGATGACGTTGCGATCAACGCCATCTCGCACAACCCAGCCTTCATAGCCCGGCTGATCGTGCAGGCCACGCAGCGCAACAAGCTCGACAACATCCTATTCACCACAGCCGGGCAGCGCGCTATCCGCGAGCTTGCCCGCACCGGCTCGACTAGCGCCAAGATCAACGCGGCCACTGCCGCGTTGATCGGCCTCACTGAAGATCGTCCCGCGGAGGCAGCGAATGAGCAGCCCTGAGCTTCTGGAGTCCGTCAAGCGGCACGAGGGCTATCGCTCCCGCGCCTATCAGGACAGCGTCGGCGTCTGGACGATCGGCTACGGCACCAACCTGCAGGAGCTCGAAGTGGACAGTGGCACTGCCACCCTCTGGCTGCTGCAGAAGCTGAAAGAGTCAGCGACGCTGGCCGGCGGCTTCCCCTGGTGGAACGATCTCAACGGCGCCCGCAAGGATGTGATCGTCGAGATGATCTACAACATGGGCCTGCCGCGCTTCGGCGGCTTCAAGAACATGCTGCGGGCTCTGGCCGAGAAGAACTTCGACAAGGCCGCGGCCGAGATGCTCGACAGCAAATGGGCTGCGCAAGTCGGCAAGCGTGCCGACAGGCTAGCTCAGCAGATGCTAAGCGGGGAGTATGCAGCATGGGGCGAATAATAGCCGTGCTTTGCGGCACTGTAGCCATGACGCTGATCGCAGCGCTGGTAGGGAGCTACCTCAACCCGCGCACCACAGGTGCGATCGCAGTGCTCAGCCCCTGCGGCATCTATGCCGTGCTCGAGGTGCAGAGCAACGGGCAAGTGCGCAAGTACGACGGCGCTGAGCAGATGTCCGAGGAGGACAGAGCTCGCGTCATGGCGCTGCCTGAAGAGGCACGCATCGGCATTGTCGTGCCGTGCCCGAACTTCTCAGAGGCTCCTGTCCAGTGAGTGAGGCGATGGAAAAGCTGCTAGCGGCGCACACGGAACAAGATCGCGAGCAGTTCGACAAGATCGACAGCAAGCTCGACATACTGCAGGCTGAGGTCACGGAGCTGAAGGCTTCCTTGCGGCAGTACAAGGGCTTTCTCGGCGGCATCATCTTCGTCATCAGCGCGCTGTGGGCTGCGCTGACGTTCTTCGTCAAATGAGCGCAGCTCTCGTACTGCTCCTGAAACGAATCATCATCGCGAGGATCAAAACCGCCATGTTCAAGAAACTGCTTGCCAAGCTCCTCGAGAGCAAGACCTTCAAGGGCAGCCTAACGGTAGGCTCGGCTCTGCCGCTGCTCATCGGCGCCATCAGCGGAGCTCTCGGCATCGACCTGGCTCCGACGGAAGTCGACATGATCGTGTCGTTCGTCGCATTCGTCGGCGTCGTCATCGGCCGCTGGCGCGCGGCGCATCAAGCCGCCCAGTAAAAAGGCGGCCGAAGCCGCCTCTTCAGAAGCCCCGCGAGCCGGGGCTTTTTTGTGCCTGCTTAGTCGTACCCCATAGGGGATAGATTAGAAATATACCCTTCAGGGTAGCAGCTTCACGGTGGCAGCCAGCACTCGCTGCAGTAGGCTGCGCCTTTCGGCACGGAGCAGCCGCAGAGCTCGCAGCGGCTGCTGCTGCTGCGCTCGGCAGCCAGAGCCGCCCGCTCTTTGGCATTCTGCTCATGCCAGCACGGCATGCACTCCCACTCATCGCCCTCTTCTGGCATCATGGTATGCGCGCGGGATTCCTTGCGGCAGCGAGCGCACTGCATCAGCGGCGAAGCCTCGTCAAGAACAGCATTCGCCTCGGCCAACTGCTGCCACGCCTCCGCGCGAGCTTTGTCGCTTATTGAGAGCTGGGCTTCCAGCCTCTCTACCTCCTTCCGCAGTTCCAAAATATCTCGGATGCGTGAGCGTGTAGCTTCGTCCTTCAATGCCAGTTCTTCCTTCGAGGCTATCAACTCAGCTCGCAGCAGCTCTATCGTGCTCATAGCGTCCCCTTGCTCGCCTTGGCGGTGGCGATGATGCCACCTAGTTTCGGCATGTCCTCCAACACGTACAGAGCAACTGTTTCGCCCCAGGCAAGTAGCCGATCCCGAATCGAGCGCAGGATACAGACCTCAATGTCATCGAAGTTTTTGAGCATGAAATTGTCTGCCTTCAGTTGCTCGTTATCCTTCCGCAGCTCGGCGATTAGCTCGGCAGCTTGTTCAACCACCACCATTGCCGTGTGTTGCTTTACGTCTGAGAGGATTAGCCGCACGTCCTCAAGGCACGAAAGGATTTGCTCGGTTGATTGTTCGTCGCTCATAGCGTCCCTCACACCAGCACATTCGGGCTGGCTTTGCCCAGACTCAGGCGGCCGCGCAGCGGAGTGCCGCACGCCCTGCACTCATACCGCTGATACGTCAGCGTAGTACGCCGCTCCGTGCCGTTCTTCATGACATCGCTGCTGCCGCAGTTGCGACAAATCGGCGACTTCGGATCTTCGATCCACAGGCCGCGGTTCGGATGGTTCAGCACCCACGGCTGCACGCGGTAGTAGAGCCGCTCGAGCAGCCGCACGTCCTGCTTGTTGTACCGCGCCATTGTGCGCTGCGCTGTGTCTACACCGGCCATGACATCGCGCCACAGCGCCATGCCCTTGTGCCGCACCTTGTTGCCGAGGCCGAGCTGCTGGCAAACGAAGTCGAGCTTGTTGCTGGCGAACTTGAAGCGGCGGCGCACGGTCTGGTACAGGTCGACGTTCTGGTAGTGCGACGGCGGTGTCAGCCCGTGCAGCAGGAAGTCTCGGTTCAGGATGGGGATGTCGTACTTGTTGCCGTTGTAATGCACGACGGCATCGGCAGCGTTCAGCAGCGCGTGCGCTTCTGCAGCGAGCTTCTTGGCGCCAAGCTCCCACAGCGATCGGAAGCCGACAGCTTTCTCGTGCTGCCATTTGAAGGCGAAGCTCAGCGTGTAGCCAGGCTCGACGATCTGGTCGATGCTGACGTTCTGGTCGAACAGCGCCCAGACGTAGGCTTTAGTCGGCGCCGATTCGATGTCTAGCTGCAGGACTTTCAAACCAGCACCCCGCGATTGCCGCACTTAGGGCACGTCACCGGGTTGCCCCCGCAGCTGCGTTCCATGAACCGCCTGTCGTGAAGCATCTCAGTGCCGCAGGCGTCGCATGCCACGCCCGTGAGGCTCATAAGCACCTTGGCAGCCTCCAGCTCCGCGCGGACCCACTCGTTGCGTTCACTCAGCGTTTTCAAGCCGGGTACTCCAGCTCGAGCAGCAGCTCGAGGTAGTGAATGGCCTTCTCTATGTCGACGCGGCCGCCTTTCAGCTTGTGCCGCGTGATGTACTTGATGGCGTTGCCCTCGCACCAGTTCAGCCCGTTGCGGTGGATGTACTCCGACGGCTGTATCGCCATCGACTTGTAATGATCGCCGTTCACCTGCTTGGAGGAAGCAGGGCCGCGCTTCGCAGCTTCAGCCTTTTCCAGCGCAGCTGCGTACTCCGCCATCTTGGCCGGCGTCCACGGATGCTCAAACTCGCGGGTCATGCGGCTCTCCTGTCATCCGGCGGAGGAGCATCCTCCGGCTTGTGTTCCACTACGAGGCTGAGATAGCGCGGCTTCGCATCGCGCAGCACGCGCACTGTAGCATACGGGCGGGCATGCTGCGAGATCTTCTGCGCGATGTTGATCATCGTCGCAGCGCCGGTATGATCGCCAGGCAGCTTCAGGTAGACACGCTTTATCTGCCCGTGCTTCAGGCGGAAGTTCAGCCAGTCGACGCGGGCATGATCGTTCATGCTCGTGCCGCTGGTGACTAGGTAGCAGAGCTTACCGGCGGTCATCCGTTATACTCCCGCCACAGCCGATCGGCTTCCTTTGCGTGCTCCGCATAGCAGTCGGACTGCTCCTGGGCGTAGCCGTTGTAGTCGTGCTTGCCTGTGAGCACGAGCGCCCACTTCTCGTCGAACAGCGTAGTCAGTCTGCGCATCAGCAGCGCGTGCGATCCAGACCAGGCGGCAGCGTATTCTGCGAGCGTCATGGCAGCGGCCTCATCTTCAGCCACTGCGTGAACTGCTCCGGCGTCAGCTCCACCAGCACCGTCCATTCCTCCCGGCTCTGCCGGTATGCAAGTGCTGGAATACGGCCGGCAGCTTGCTCGCGCGCCTGCTTCAGCCAAGTGCCGATGTTCAGCTTCTCCTGAAACTTTACCTCCAGCGCAACCGGCAAGTCATCAGCCTCGTGGTCCGCCCCGCCGGCGCGGGTCTGTGACAAGTTGCGCCGAAAAACTTCCCGCCCAAGAAGGCTGTTGAGAAGGGCAAAAATCTGCCGCTCCCCACGTTGGCCCTTCTGCCTGCTGCTGCGGCCGCTCATCGCTTGCCCCCGAATCTGAATGCGCCCTTCACAGAAAAGGCGTCGAACGTGATCTCGTTCCCATCGCTGGGCGAGCTGAAGTGCCGCCAGCCGCATTCCATGCGAAAGTTCGGCAACGGCTTCCAGCACTCCCGCCCCAGGAAGTGCAGGTACATCGGCTGGTTGTTGCCGCAACTGATCTCTAGCCCGGCAGGCTTGCCGAGATCGAGGTACTTCTTTGCGTGCTCGGCCGGTATGACCTTGCTGCAGAAGTCCGGCTTCAGCAGCTTGTCCATGCTGGGCAGGCCGGCAGCAAACTCGAACTCAAATACCCAAGGCTTCAGCTCGGAGGCGTGCGCACGATCGCAGGTTACGAGCAGCAGCGCTAGCAGGCAGCCGATGCCGACTGCGAGCTTGTGTACGGGGTTTCCTGGCTCTGGGTTACTCACGGGGCTTCCTCCGATTCATTGCCTGCTCCTTCGGCGTTGTCCACCGACAAAGCCGACCATGTGCTTTACCGAGCTGCGGGCGGCTTCCACAAGCACTCCTCCGCAAGCATACCAGTATCCGGATTCCAACGCGGGCGCTCGCGCAGCAGGTAAACGAGACGTGCCGTCTCAAGAGCCGCTGCTTCAGGATCAGCATAGCCGCAGGCGTCGACGCCGTGCTGGACTATGCTGGCGGTGTAGGCGTGCAGCGCCAGGTGCCACAGCGCGTCCTCATCGCTGCCGCCGCACTCCTTCACCAGCTTGATAGCACCCTTGCGCCCCAGCTTGTAACAGCCTGGAATGTTGTCCGTAGAATCGCCAGCCAGGATCTGCGCATACAGCCGCATCAGTGCTTCGCGCTCGCCGACTTTCTTAAAGCCCTTTTCTGGGACGTAGTGCCATCCCGGTGTGCCCAGCAAGTCCTTGTCGATACCGCAGACGACGCAGTCGTCGCCGAGCTCGGTCTGCAAGATGCTGACCTCGTCATCCGCCTCGTAGCCCCAGATGACTTGTGCGCCCCACTGCCGCACCATATAGTCGCGGATGGCTGCCATATGCACAGGCTTGTCTGCAGTGCGGTTGCCCTTGTAGGGCCGGATGGTAGCTATCCGGTCGCGGAAGTTGCCGCTGCCGGTCAGGAAGACGCGCAGCTCGGCCTTTCGGCCGAACCGCTCCTCCACCGCTTTGTGCGCCTTCTGCAACTGCAGCTTCACGCTGTGCAGGCAGTTTTCGATCGGCTCTGGCTCGACGGCTTTGAAGATATGCTTAGCACCGCGCTTCTCAGCAGCTTCCTTCGCGTCCTTGACGCTGTCGAAGATGCCGACCTCGTAGACGTAGTACCACGTCTTCTGCGCCGCAAAGCCGCACGCATAAACTACGCTATCGGCATCGAATGCTGCTACCAGGCTCACGGCTGAAACTCCGGCAGTGACCGCCACCAGGCGGGGCAGACGCCGCATAGAGCGTCTAGTACGGCCTCTTCTGCTGCGTACTCAGCATACGCCGGCTCGATTTCATCCCACAACATGCTAGCGCCCACTGCCTTCTCCCTCAGTTCGCGTCGAAGTCATCGTCGAAGTCGCTGCCGCCGGCGTCCTTGTCGGCTGGCTCTTCCTTCGGCGTGTCCGCATCCGCATCGTTCGCGGGATCGAGCTCCGCCTTCAGCGCGGCCTGCTCCTCCACGATCGCTTGCAAGCCGGCGCCCTGCGCAGTGCTGAAGATGTGCGCGGACAGCTCGTCGAACAGCTCGAGGAGCTGCGCGTGCTGCTTCGCTTGCGCGCCGAGCTTGATGACGCCCTTGTCGACGAACAACGTGACGAGCTGCGCGCTCACCTTCTGCGCATGCTGCATCACAATCGACTGCTGCGTCGCATCGGAGTAGCGGTTGTTGCCGCCGCCTGACGACGGCGCCGAAGCTGCCGCTGCCGGGGGAGCGCCGCCGGCCGCAGACCGCACCTTCGTGACGACGAGGCTCTTGCCCTTCTGCTCGTACATGATGTCGAGCACGTCGCCCTGATTCACTTCGATGCTGGCGTCGTCGACATTCAGGAAGCCGTCGTACTCTTCGTGCTTGACGGCAATCCAGCGCTTGCCTTTGCCGAACTTGCTATCGCCCACCTTGTTGACGCGGGCGCCTTTCAAAACTGCCATGATCT